CATTTAATTACTGGCATTACCTTAATAGTTTATTATAAATAGCCGTTCTAGCTATGTTGTGGCGAAATAAATCGTAATGCTTTCTAACATATTCGCCATTACTTAAACCGTAGTCTTCTCGCATATCTTTGCTCTCTGCCATCCGTCTTAAATCCTTTTCCCAATTTGTAACTGGAAATATAGTTGGAATGTCTGCGTATGGATCGCGGTTCATTGCCATTATCGGAATGTTCTTTGCGCCAGCTTCTAATGCCTTTAGATTTGACTTTAGCTTATTAAATCTATTATCTAGCAAAGGAGTTACAAGTATATCGGCCTCCGCGTAATGGTTCATGTAAAGGTCTACCGGTAAGCTCTCAAGTATTTTGTATTCTAGCCTTTCGTTGGCCGTGTAGATATTTGCCATCTCGTCCCAATGCCATTTATTAAATTCATTCCATCCGCAAAGTAGCATTCTAGTATTAGCCACAAATCGCTTATCTTTTGACAAAGCATAGATAGGAGCTTTGAGTTGCTTAATGTCTGGATAATGAGTAATGCTTCCAGTATGCGCAATAGTTACCTTGTCGTGTGGAATCTTGACAATCGTAAACTGGTCTTTGTCAAATGGCAAAGCGTTAGGTATTACTTTGCAGTTTTTGTTAATCTTAATTATTTCCGCCCATAACCTCGAATGAGTACAAGTAACTAGGTCAGCATGTTTAATGTAGGATTGGATAATTTTACCTATCCCATTTAACCGGTAATTGGAATAAGATAAATGCTGGGTAAATAGTTCCCAGTAGTCATCAATATCTACTACCAATTTAAAGCCATACTTCTGCTTCCACTCTAGGATTTTAATTAAGCTTTCAGTCTCGCAAAACCGATTGACTAAAAAGATATTAATATCCTTCTCCTTAATCATTTCTTCGGTTGGAGTATCGGTTATTAGCGCATACTGCTTTTCCATTGTAGACAAAGGTAAAGCTATTCGATGGTATGTTACTCCGCTATGCCTGCTTCCGCTTCCTAGTATTCTTAATTGGTTGCTCATTCGTTTCGGTTGGTTGTAATGCGTTGCGCTTCTCCATAAATTTTATTCCATCGTAGTGCGCAGATAATCTTTTAAGTAAATCAAACACGCAAGCGCCACACCATGCGTTTAATACAAATTGCGCATCTAAGTTGCGTTGATAGATTCGAGTATATTCGTCTAGTATCGGAAAGTCAATATGTCTACTAAATCCAAGCTTGACCGCTTCGAAGTTAATGATATTCTCCTCTAAGAATTTAATGTCTTCGCTTGTCATAGTTTTAAAAGTAGTCTGTAAATAACTCCGCCTACTACACCAGCCACAAAGATAGAAGCAATGAAGCTTACTAGATTGTCTGGCATTAAAAACATTATCATGGCAGACCAAGTGCTTAGACAAGGTACGCAATTAAATGGCTTAAAGTTTAAATAAAAACTTTTGTGCAGGTTTGTCATGTTTACAAATACTGCAAAAGCAATCGCGGCTATTATTATCATGTGTTATAAATTTCTTCTACTACTAACTCCCAGTAAAAACGATCGTCAATTTTAAGCTTCTGGTCTTTCACTACTTGACAAATAAACAAAGCAAACTCCTTAGATTTCTCCTTGTTACCGGTAAAGTAAACTCCCTGATTGACTAGGTACTCAGCTCTCTCGTATGGTTTTAAGTTATCTGTCATCTCTTAGCTTTTTTCTAATTATGGTAATCGCCTTGACTACGCTTTGGTAAGGTATCTTAGTTTTCCGTGATACCTCTGTCTGATTAAATCCTAAATCAATCCAAGCCTCTAGCATTCTATCCTCGTACCAAGAAAGAGATTTACGATTTTCTTCTACTTTGATAAATAGCAATTCTTTGCCTTCCTTAGAATTGTCCTCTACATCTGCTAGGTTTTCAAATCCTTCAATGCTTTCGTACTTAGCTCTGAAGTTTCTAAAAAATGGCTGATTCATCGAAGTCGAATAAATCATGTTCAGCATGCACCTAACTAGCCAGAACTTTAAACCGCCCAAGCCATTGTTATTGTAAATGCTCCAAAACTTCTCGTCGGTAATTGAACAAAGGCTAACAAACATCTCTTGCCTTAGTTCATCTCTTAGTGAAGCTGGTTGCATCTTCCGTAGCGCGGAGGCTATCTCTTTACTTTCGTAAAGTTCTGCAATAAGTTCGCTTCGAGTTTTTGCGTTCATCGTTCTTTAGATTTTTGAATAATCATATAAATCATAAAAACAATAAAAGCCACTTCCGCAATAGCTACGAAAATGGCTTCAATAATTAATTTATCCATTCAGTTTATTAAGCTCATGCTCCAAGTACCAAATGGCTTTTAGCAGATCTTGTTTTTGGTTGCCCTTCTTATCGGCTCTCAAAATATACTTTATTGCGTTTCCAGTATTAAAGCTCAAATTAAAGTCATCAATAATATCAATGACCTCAAACTTGTTACCTTGATAGTGAGAAGGCGAATTAACTAAATCTACTTTTATTGGTTCCGGTATGTCCTCAATGATAATCGGCATATCGTCCCAAACCTTTTCGACAAACTCTTCCATTTAGTTTAAAGAATCTAGTGTTTCGTTAAATGTTACAATCTCAATCGTTTCTCCATCTGCCCACTCCAAAGTGCCTTCGTTATTTCCAGCTTGAGTAGCCGAATGCTGAGTTACTTTTGTAATGTAATCTCTGTCAATCCAAGTTCTTAAATAACTACCATCCTCATTTCTTTGGGTAATCTTTACAAATTTTGTCATGATTTTTTTTGTTATAATTATTTGTCGTATAAATCTATAAACTATTTTTTAATATTCAATGCTAACTCCCTAAAAATCAATATCTAAGCCGTAAGATTTTAGCAATATATTTAGCTGAGTATTAAGTCCTTCGTGTCTTACGTCATCCATGTCAGCCATTATCATTCCGAGCTTGAAGAACTTTAGCATTACATCTCCAGCCATAACGTGCTGATCTACCGCATCGCCATAAGAACCTTTTTCGTAAAGCTTATCGGTTATAGTTACTAGTTCTTTTAATAAGTTCTGGCTTTTAAATTTTAGCGATTGCTTATTGTAAATGGATTGACGGAAGTCGTTCTCAATATGATCTACTAACGCGTTGGTTAATCCTGCGTAAATTACAAAGGTTTCTTTGTCTGTTAACTTTTTCATTTTATTTGGTTTAGTCTGTACAATATCCAGCTTGGCATCCTGAACCTGTTCCAAAATGGAAGTCCATTTGCAAGCCAATTTCTTTAAATTTAAAATAAGTCCCTTCTTTTTTCCATTTCTTTCCTTTGCCTTCTTGTTCTGCAAACCATTGCATCTTTTCGGATTCTAAATCCCAATTCTTGCGAAGTTGTTGTAATGGCTTGTGAAAGCATCCAACACAATTAGAGTCAGCAGGAAAAATTAAGTTAGTAGTGTCGCTCCACTTTTTTACATCGTAGTGAGTTATTCTGTTTTCAATCAAAGGGAAGTATCCTTCTCGCCATTCTATTTCTTCCCAAGCGTTTCTAGTTCCTTTCTTTCCAATTATTCCTTTAAACGTAGTAGATAATCTATCAGCTCTTTCCATTTCATCGTATCTAAATCCAATTCCCATCTTACACTTCTCTTTAATGTTAGCAAACCACCAATCCCAAATAGGACGCATTTTCATTTCAGTAGTGCAAAATCTCCATTGTTGATTTGGTAATCCTTTGCCTCCAGTTGCTTTTCTATTTACTTCTTCAAAAGTTCTTCCAGTAACCCAAATAATTTCTTTGCCAATTAATTGCTCTAAATCAATTACTGCTTTTAAAGTTAAGTCTGATTCAGCAGTAGCTATAAAATCCATTCCTATCTTATCTGATACAAATTGAACTAGATTATCGTCCTTGGGCTTGCATCTTTGATCTTCAATTCTGATTAATGAAAATATATTATATTCAGCTGGATAATGATAAGCAAGGTAACTTGAAGTCTTGCCTCCGCTTAAAGAGTTAATTGTTTTCATTTTGGTTTAGTTTATCTTTAATCATTTTTACTTTTAGGAAACTAAGTAGCTGAAGGTATCCCTCGCAATATAATAATCTTTCTCGATTGGTTTGCAAGCTCTTAGCTAAATCGTTTATAAATATTCCGTTGCCTAAGTCTAGCTCCGTGTTTGATTCTATGCTTTGCGCATCAATCCAGTCTACTGCCTTCTGGTAATTACTTGGAATCTTCATAAATACAAATTTCAATTCTTAGATTTAATTATAAATAAAAATTTCAATTCTTGGATTTAACTTATCTATTTTTTTAATCATAACCAGCCTTACGCAAAGTCTATCGTTGGCTATGATACCGCAGTTCTGCAAGCAGTCTAGAATAACCTTTGCTGCGTTGTCTAAGTCTGACCGGTTAGACTGAAAGTAAACGATAATGTTAATGCCAAACTCTACGTTAATAGTATCGTGAACCGTGAGCGTTTGCAATCTAAAGCTTTCTTCGTACTGGAGCAATGGCTTAGACTTGTAAAGCCTATTATTGCCAATCTTATAGCCGTTAGATTTACTTGGCACTTGTCCGTAGATAGTAAAGTTTATCATTATTGTTTAATGATTAAAATTCCAGACTTAGTATATCTACCAGGTTCTAGTTTCTGATTCCAATAGTCTCTGTCAACTTCCATTTCAAAAATTGGCTTGTTTACTTTTAGAACAAAGCGTTGTTTGATTTGCTTACTTTCTTTGGTCAGTAAATTGTAAATTACTAAACCCGTGCAAATTATAGTAACGATGAACGTTAGTAGTTTGATTATCTTTATCATTTTTTTAGTGTCTAATTTAGTTTGGTTAACCATTGATTATAAATTTCAATTGATAATTTAGCAGACATTAGCGGAGGCACCGACATTCCTATCAAATATTTTGATTTTAATCCATTAAAATTGTAATCAGTTGGATATGATCCGGCAAGGCAATTTTCTAATTTAGTTAAAGGTCTTGGGTATTTCCAATGATAACTACCTCCATCCCTATGAGCTGCAATAGTAGGCAATACTTTATTTCTATCTAGTTTGCTTGAATTATGTAGCATGCCTTTGTGATGAACTATATTAAATCCTTCTCCTTCTTTACATTTTTCCCAACAAATTAAATAAGATGGACAAATTTTTGTTTCTCCTATTTCAGTATTTACATCGTCAATTTCATAAAAAGGTATTTGTTTCTCGTTAAAATTTAATTCTAAATATGGTTCTTTGTGAAACATGTCTACATTTTTCATAAATCTTTCTCCTAAATCTTTACGAATAGCTGTAAAAAATACTCTTTCTCTTCTTTGTGGTACTCCCATATTTGCTGCATTTAGCAAATGATAAGAAACATAATATCCTGCTTTGTCAAATTCATCAATAATTTTACGAACGTATGATCTTGCTTCGCCCAACAAAAGACCTTTAACATTTTCAGCTACAACAATTTTAGGTTTTAATTCTTTTGCTAAGTCAATAAAGTCAAAAAATAAAGTATCTAAAACTTGCTCAGCTTGTCCTTCTCTAAATTTTTTTTCTTTTCCCCAATCATCTCCTCTATTACCGGATAAAGAAAAACTTGAACAAGGAGGAGATCCATCTAATATATCTAAATCATATAATTCTTTAGGTAAATCTTTTCTAAGTTTAAAGGTTTGTATTGGCTCTAAATAAGCATATTTAGGATTATGATTTACTTTGTATGCTTCTATCATTTTTGGATCAATTTCATTACATCCTAAAACATCAAATCCAGCTAACTTATAACCCATTGTTGAACCTCCTCCACAAGCAAAACAAGAAAACACTTTTCCTTTGTCTTTAGTAAATTCAGCTTCACTTAATTTCCAATTATAATTTAAATTTTTCATCCTTCTATTGGTTTAATTTTCCCCTCACTATCTATCTCAGATTCAAAGTTAACCAGATCATTAATAAACTCTTTGTAAGCCTTAGTCTTGCAAGCTACCTTAAATTCTTCGCCTTGCAAATGCTTAAACTTCTCTGCAATTCTCAGCTTGTCTTCTACCGGAGTTGTGTAAATGCCAAACTCGCTTAGGTAATCGTACAGAATATGCAAACCTCCAGCAATCCAAACAAACTCTTTCTTTGCCTTCTGCGCCTTCCAAATTTCTTGCGCGTACATATTTGCCGTTTCAATGCTTTGAGTCTTTAAAACGCTATCACAAGGCTTAGGCTTGGCAGGTTCTTCTTGCTTTGGTATTGCTCTAGTCTCAGTTCTTGCATAATCTAAGTAAGCGTTTACAATTCTTGCAAAGTATTCGCATGAAAAGTTTTCGTATGTCTTTACATCTACCGTAAATCTTCCAGCAACTGCAAGCTCGAAAGCTAACTTGATTTCTGCAATTGTCTGATTTGCAAAGTTTGTCTTTATAAAATTTATTAAGACTAGCTTTTCTTCGTCCGTTGGTAGGTTGTTTCCCCGCAGTCCTACAAGAATCATTACATAGCGAAGCACTTGCTTTAGGTCTTCTTCGTTTTGCTTTCTGATTGCTAAACCATTTTGTGCTGAAAGTATCTGGATGCCTAGACCTTTACCAATTTCGGAGGGCTTCCATTCTGTCGTGGCTAGTTCCCTTTGGTTTGTCGTTTGAATTTCCATTGTATTCTTTTTTAGGTTTAAATAATCCTTTCCAGTTTCCAGCCATAGCCGAAGAAATCATTTCCGAAAATTCTTGGTCATTACATTCTTCCCATTTTTTTAAGAAAGCTTCGAATCCCAATTTAGTATATTTTTCTTTCTTTTCTATTTTATAAGAAATCCATTTTTTTATTTCTTCAATCCTAAAATCTGTATATTGGTAATTAGGTAAAATAGTATTAAAGTAAACAAGTATATCTATACTAGCAGTGCTTTGGACTTGCTTTGGTATGTGCTTTGTGTCGTGCTTCGACAATGCTTTGCCAAGTGCTTTGGTATTTGCTTTGGTAAAATTTACTAGAGCAATTACATTAGCAGAGTACTGGTTTTTTGATTTTTCTACCAACTTGATAAAACCAATTTCTACCAAATCTAATAAAGCAGAATGGTAAGTTTTGTAGTTTTTAATACCTACTGCTTCCATTACCATAGTAGTAGGTAAGCCAAACTTATCCTTCCATCCTAACCTATTGCAATGCTCAATAGCAAAGAAATAAATCGCTGCATGATTCGGTTTTAACTTATCTGGATTCTCAAAAGAGTAATCCCAGTAGTTACGAGATAGTGAATAAATATCCATTAGCACTCAATAGTAAATGAAATTTTAGCTTCGATTAAATCGTAAGAATCGAGAGTTACTAAAAAATCAGTTTCATTTAGATTAAATTCAAATTCAGTATTTAAATTTTTGCGAGCTAAATCTAAATAGATTCTACCAAGTGCAAAATAATAGGCCGATTTGTTTGGACTACGACCATCAATTGTTCTTACAAATAAGTTAACTTCCATGATAATATTTTAAAATAAAAATGCCTCATAAATCAATTGGCTCACTACTTCCAATATCAATACAAGGCACTTAATTCTTTAAATCGCTATAATGTAGTGAGGCGATTACATTTGCAATATAATATTAGTTGTCCGATTTACAAAGTCTTTTCGAGAATATTCCGAAATGGTCAGGGAAATCTTTCTCAAACTTACGAGCATAGTCTGCCGTAAAATTATTGTTCACTTTGTACTTGTCATTACCAGATACCATTGAATGCCATCTAATGACCTCAAATATTTGCTTGGCACCGATGCGCTTGTAGCCTCTATTTATTAGCTGAAACGCGTACTTCTTGAATGCTTCGTACACCTCCGGACATTCTTCGTGATATTTTATAAAGCTTCTCATTTCTTATTAAGTTTAGTTTTTTATAATTAAGTTCTAGTTGCTTAGACAAGTTTTCTTGCCACTCATTAAATGTTAAATCTTTCATGCGTTAAAAAATAAAAATATAAATATTAAATAAACAAGTATGCTTACTCCAGCGCCTATGACTCCTATGAAAGCCATGAACTCTGCGGCATCGTAATGCCTTTTAGATTTACCTTGAAAGCTCATTGTTAAGTTGTTTAGATTCCATTACTAATTTTACCTCGTCCATTACTTCCTCGTTTTTTACTTTGCCATAGACTACTGATTGCACTAATGGCATTGACCATTGTCTGGCCGAGAATGGCATGACTCCCTTTTTGTTTAGGTTGTCAGCCACCTCTTGATATAAATTTAATTTTTTAATTTTCATTTTCTTCTTCGTTTAATTCCTCGTCTATCTCTTCAACTTGACCGTGATCTCGTCCTATCTTTTCTCGCAGTCTTACAATGTCTTCTGGTGTTTCGCAGTAATGCCTTTGCCAGAATGTACGATAATTTAAGTGCGACCGGTAGGTAAATATGTAGTTAGATGGCTTCATTTCCGATTTGCTTTTTAGTTAAATAATCTCTAAGGTCTTCGCTAATACGACCAAGCTCTACTTCTTTGGCTAAATGCTTGGCCACCACTTGCTGGTATGCTTCGAATCCTTCTTTGCTACCGTTTAGAATCATGCGTAAGCTGATACGCATAAACTCGAATTCTGCTATCTCTTGGCTAGTCATATCAAAACGGAAGATCAGACTTTGAATTACGAACTTCTTGCATGTGTCTTTCATTATCAATCGCCATTGACATCGGATTAATTTCCCGTACTGGAGCGCTTACCTTCTCCCAAGTATCTAATTCCATGTAGTACTTGCCTGACTTAGCCGAGTTAATCTTTAAGTTAACCCAACCATTCTTAGCGTTTGCTTGTAAGAATTTGATTGCATCCTCTACCTTGACCGACATATTACCGACCACCCAGTCCGGAGCGTTGTCTGAACGTTTGAAAATAAAACCATCTGCGAATACTTTTTCTTGCTTTTCCATTACTTTGTTAGTTGTAGTTTACGAGTTGTGAATAATTTAATATCTGATTCTGTTAATGCTGATTTATACTTGGCATATAGGTTTTCTAAATCCTTTCCATTGTGGCACAAGTCTAATAATTCTGGAGTAAATTCTGGCGCTTTGACTTGTGTGCCAGCTGCATCTGTGTCTTTGTCGGTCACTAAACCAAGGCAGCTCGAAAGGCAGTAACGACGAAAGTAGGAAACACCCGCTCCGTAAGCTTGGTAATCGTTCATGCTTCCTAGCTTTACCTTTGGAATCTGAGTAAAGCTTTCAAGTTGCTCTCCGCTTTCTACATGAAATAGGATAGTTCTTATGCCATCGTTCTCAAGGAGCTGAGTAAAGCAAAGCTTATGCTTTTTAAGTAGAGGATTTATTACGCTAAAGATTTGTGGCAAATCTGCGTAGGTGTAGTTATGGCCTTTGGTATCCTTGTGGATAATAGGGCAGTCGTTTTGAAAGTCCGACAAACTTTTAATTAGGTTTTTCATTTTAGTATTTGGACAAATTTAGATTTAGATTTTTTAGTCTCGTTGCTTATCAAGTCTTTGACTTCCCAAAGTTGAGGATTGTAAGACCATGTCATAGTATAGTACCCAGCATCGTCTTTGAATTGCGCCTTGATCGTCTTCATAGTTTTTCGATAATTGAAACGATTGCGATTGCACCAAAAAGAAAAGCAACTTGCTTTGCGAAAGGAATAATGTCAGCCTTGCTGAAATCTCCAATTAAAAGAATAATAATATTTTTCATATTAAATGTTTTTTACAGAGTACCCTAAATAAATGTATTTTGAAATTTTTGAGTTTAAAAAAGAATCGTTAAAATCTGATTCTTGGATTAAGATTGTAACCCACTCCGATGTCATTCCAGCTTTGAAAACTTGAAATGCTTTGATTAATTTGTTTGAATTTGTCATTTTGTTTAGGTTATTCGATTGCTTCGTTGCTTTCGATATGTCAAAGGTAATACTTAATTTGTAATAAAAAAACTTTTTTTAATTTATTTTTAAATACTACTCTAAAATTTGCCTAACAAATAACCTTTTATTTGCACAACAAAAAAGCCACCAGATAAAATCCAATGGCTTTATTAACTAAACCTAAACCTATAAAAATTATGAAAACAAAAACAAAGCTATCAAAAAATATTAGATAAACGCGCGACCTGCCCAAAATCTTTATGATGGATAAATCCTTCTACCGCTTTTACCCCTCCTACACCATATCCGTTGCGGTGGTGCCAGCTATCTGTACCGCTTGGCGATCTTAAAGACTCAACCGTCAAACCAATTAAATCTTTTGAAGTCTTATGATGAACATGATGTGTATAAAAATATCTATGATTTGTATTACCCCAATCTTTCTTTGCTTCGCTAGCCATTAATAAACCTAAGTCTGACTGCTTTGCCGAATCGCCATGCGTTGTGCCGATTAGATTGCTTCCGTAAATATAATACTTACGATGCGCAATTGAACAATCAAATGTAATATTAGGCGAATTTCTAAACCAGCTCTGAATGACATCTGCCAAGAAGAACCCATTTGTATAATCGTGATTTGAAGGATTAAATACAAAGTGTACATCTGCAATTTGCATAAGTAGTTCCAAAACTTCTACATACAATTGTTTCGCTATTAGGAAACTTTCATACCACATTCCGTCTGTGTCTTGCGGAGTTCCGCTAGTAGTCTGGCGCTTAGGAGTATCAATGTGAAGTATGTCATTGCCTCCGATAAATAGAACCTTATCAATATTAAAACCAGAAGCTTTCTGAATTACACCGCGAACTCCTTCCAGTACTCGTTGGACTGCAATCTGCGAATTGTAATCCTCTCCAGTCTCAAATGAACTTGCAAGCTTTCCTATGTGAATGTCTGCCGGATCAACTACCAACAAATGGCCATCTACAATATTACTACGGATTATTGTTTCATACTTAGGCGAATGCTCGTTCATTGATTGAACTATCTCGTCGCGAATCTCTTCGTAGCTTTTACCTTTCTCGCCTTTAACGTGTATAGAATACTGCTTACCTTTAAACCAGTAATTAGAAACGTTCTCCAATGGCAGACCTACCGCATCGCATTCGGTAGCCAAAGCTGGATGATGGTTTAAGCGCTTATGCCTTTGTACTCTACGAAGTAAAGCAATTCTTAAAGCATCCTTGTTAATGTGTGGATAAATGTCAAGCAAATGCCGAACGATTTTACCTTGACTTTCAAACTGCCCAGTCTTATATAATTCTAGCGCCTCTAGACTTACTTGTTCAGTACTCTTATTAGCGTTGTTGCTCATATTCTATCATTAATTGGTCGACAAGAAACTCTAGATTATTTGCGAGCTTCATGCGTAGCACGAATGTACTATCGTCCATTTGGTTTACCGTCTCAAGAATGTCAAGCATAGTACCCAACATTTTGACCGTACTCAATTCCTCGTTTTGTGTTTTTGCCACCGGTTCGATTTCTATCTTATACATAAATAGCCAAGTAAGATAGTTGACAAAATAAAGAAGTTTCTTTGCCAGCCGTTTCGAGTTCTTTTCTTTTCGCTTTTAAGCAAAGATTTTTCTGTCTCCCATATCTTTGCTTGCCTAGCATAACTTTCGTCCGTTAGGATTGAGATATAAGCCTTAGAAAGCGAATCTTTCTTTAGTAGAACCTTGCGCTCTTGCAAGTCGTGGATAATAGTATCCATTAGCGTAACCGGTATGCTGATATTCTTACCGAAATTTGGAGTAGTTCCGTAAAAAATTTGTCCTTTCGCTATCTGAGTAAGCAAAAGGAATCCGATAAGTAATGGAATCGAGTTTAAGAATCTGCGTTTTAAGTTCATTGGTCTGAATTAATGTAGTTTTAGCTTGATTATTCGTCCGTTTTTTTGTCCAATCGTTGTAAACATAGGCCACAAAAAACAAAAGCAGTAACATTGTTACCGCCTTAATTACATTTGTATACTGGTCAAGATTCATATAAGTCAGCTTCTGCCATTCTGCGATTAGTCAATCCCTTTAAAACTTTGCCTGCTGCCTTATTCCATTTAAGGAACTCGTTACGAATTGTAACGTCTTGCGGATTCTTGTTTACTTTCTTTAATAAAGTGCTATTCTTTAAAGCATTGACACCCACATTATAAGCGAATGATACCAGCGCATCAAATTGGTTTTGATTAATGTCATCACGACAAAACGAGTCAACCGATTTCTCATAACTTCCTAGCATATTGATAAGCATCGTGGAGGCTTGAGCTTCTGTAATTGCTTTATCGCTTAGTGTAACTCTTAAACCGTTAGGATAGTACGTTGCGCCGTATCCAATTGTTTTAGCACCGCCACTGCAAATGTAAGGCTTGGCTTTAAATCCCTCAAATCGTTTGATCAGGCTTATTCCCTTTTGGCCGACTGCGCTTATTTTCATTAGGTTTGTTATCTAGTTTTTGACGAAGCTCTACGTTCTCAGTTCTTAGGGTATGCACTTCGGTTGTAAGTAAATCAATCTTTTCTTTTAGTTCCGCTACTTCCGCTTTCATGTCTGTCGCCATCTCTCTCCAAATCTTAATTGCTTCTTGAACGTTGGTAATTTCAGAACCTTGTATCTCTACCGTTTCTTTTTTCTTGCCTACTAGCCAACCAAAGAACGCAGAGAATGCGGAAACAAATGCCGGGAAGATTACGTTTTCAAAATCGAAGTTCATAGCTTATAACGTACCTACTTGTGCTTCTTCTTCTTGAGTTAATTCAGCTACTCTCTCAGTAAGTCCAAGAGTATCTAGCGCCCAGTCTACAATGATTTGGTCGCTTACTCCCCACTCAGAAACAATTGACTCTGGGATAATAAGATTACCTTCTTCAATCATTCTATTGAATTGGCTTTGCAAACAAAAGTAAAGATTTTGAGTAGGCTGATTTAAAGCGTAATTAATCACGTTTAAAACTACTCTGTCTGCAATCTCTCTAATGCCTTTAACTGGCTCGATAAATACGATCATATTAGTCTTTAATAAATACTTCTAATAATTGAGCTTTGGCCAAAACCGTGAAGCTTTCTGAATCTTTAATAAATGTTTTTAAGGTTTCTTGGTCTGACTTGTCAAGGTCAAGTACCTCTCCTTTAAATAGTTTCTTTGCCCAATCCCAGAACTTTAAAGCATCGCCTTTGCTTGCTCCAGCTAATGCTCCCGAAAGCATTTTACCAGCGTTTCCGCCTTCGAATGCAATCTCATCAAGTCCTAAAAAATCAAAGTTAAAATCTAATTTCATTACGTTAGTTGTTTGGTTCTCTAATAAATAGCAAAATTGAAATTGTTTAAATTACTATGCAATATAGTAACCATTAAAATCTACTAACAAGTACATATTTCTTGAATAAGCTTTTGTATTTATATCAACAACAAAAGGTACTCCATAATCACTAAATGAAGCAAATTTATTTGGATTAGTTAGTATAGTAAAAATTCCGGGATATGCTCCTCCAATTCCTCTATCAATATCAAAATAGACAGTAAAACCTGTATTTATAATTCCATTTTCATATCTAAAATCATTCATTGGATTTTCTGGCCAATCTTTAATTATATTTCTGTAATAAGTAGTAACCTGAATTGGAGAATTAAATATTGGTGTAAATGGAACTGTATCTCTAACAACATAAGGAGTAGGAAAAGGCACATTTCCTCTTTGGCCTTCTTGTGTAGTTTTTGTAATAGGCTTACCAACATCATTAAATGGATTTCTGTCTGGTGTCCAAAAAACCTCAAATCTATAATTGTTTACCCAAAAAATACTAGCATTTGATTGACTAACAAATTGCGCATTTTTATTAAAATAAAAACTAACTACTTGATTTCTAGGAACAGAAGCGTTATTTGAATTTATAACTAAGTTGTCATTTAAAGTTTTTGGAACATCAAAAGCATAATAAAAATCTAATGGTATTTTAAACATTACTCTAAAAGAATATTGACCAGCAGGTATATAATTTGTTTTGCTTGAAAAACGAACTTGATCTCCGCTTTGAACATTAAAATTAAAGTAAGTAGTATTATAATCAATTTGCAATTGACTAAAAGCACTTATCCAGCTAGGAATAAAAGCATTAATACTTAATTCGTCGTTTCCGCTATTCCCGTTATTTATAGTTAATGTAGCTATGTAATAAGCATTATCTCCCGGAGCAGCTCTGACTGCATATCCCGGAGGATCGAAATCAAAATTGTAAACGCTAGTAGTTAAAGAATAAACCGGTTCTTGATTAATTGTTATACTTGTAGAATTTGAGTTTACTGGAGGATTTTGAATATTACCTCCCGTTCCAAAAGTAAAAAAACTATAAGTTCCAATACCAATACCAGTAACGGTAAATCTAAAATCTGCATTATAGCTTGGAGACAACTGCTGATCAGTAGTCATTGTAATAGTATTGGTAGCTTGATTTACACTAAAACTCCAACCAGCTGGAGCATTTTGTAAACCAGTATAATAAAGTCCGCCCGGCAAATTACAAGTAAGCGTAATTGTTCCGCTTGTAAATGTCGTAAAATTTCTAATGTTTATATTTAATGTAGTATTTTGAAATCTGTTTATTGTACTTGGACTAATACTTTGTACAAGTTGCAAGTTTGGATAAACAAATCCACAAGTCCCTTCGCTATTTGCTACCGCTTGAGCGTTTGCATCTAGCCAATTATTGGCAAGTCTTACCGATTCATTTCTTGCTTGTGTCTCAGCATCTTGTTGGCTTATAAAGCTAGTAATAGTAGTAGTAAAAAAAGGACTCCAAACCTGCACAAATGATCCGGTGCCAAACTCTCCGCAGTTGTTACGTTGTAAAGTTCTATCTCTGCGCTCAGTAACCGTAGCCGTATAAGTCGCAGTCGTTACGGTTGTCGCAGTTGTATTGGAATAACGTATTGTTGGATCTCCTCCTCCATTAACACTAGCTTGGTTATAATATGTGCCAGAATTAAAGGTTTTAATAATAATATAGAATGAAGCTGACTGGCCAATTTGTAAAGCACCAGTATAAGTAATCAGAACATTTTGACCCGTAATTGTATAAGTCATGTCGCTACCGGTAACGGAGCTTATGATTATATTATTGGGAATAGTATCGTAAATAAATATGTTACCAACTGAATTACTTTCTCCGTTATTAGTAACGGTAATAAAGTAGTTAAAGAACTCTCCAGCGTTTGCACTTGTCGCAGCTTGCTTTGTGATTTGAAGAAATGGCTTTGGCTGACCGCAAGTTTGGCAATACCGGTACCATTCGTCTGGGAAAACCGTAGGCAGAATGCCGTCTGGTTTATAAGGCGAATTTTGGTTTAATGGGATTGTCTGCCCAGAGATATTTTGCAGTTGTCCAAGCTCTGCAATGGTAATAGAAATCGGAGGATTCTGTAAAGATTCCCCCGTGATTTCATTGTACACATCTGCAAAGGACATTTGTCCCGAGCTTTGTAAAGCCATACTATTTTTCTAAAGCTGATAATCTTGCTTGTAAGTTATCGATAATTCCTTTCTGCTCCTTAATCGCCTCAATTAATAACGCTGAAATGTTTCCGTATTCAACACCCATAAGGCCATCATTGCCTTTGTTAACAATTTCAGGTAGAACTTTGTCAATTTCTTGAGCAATTACTCCAGCATGTCTGTCTTCATCGTAGATAGTATTGTAAGTATAGCCAGAGATTTCACTAACTTTTTGTAAAGCGTTTTCGATGCGCTCAATGTTTTTCTTTAATCTTGCATCTGAGTTAGCAGTAATTGAACCAGTAGCTCGGATAGAACCAGATACATACAAGCGCTCGCCGTTGTCGGTAGTAGTACCAAGAAGCATATTACCACCGTTAGTAATGGTAAATCTCCAAGAAGCATTACCTACATCGTATAAACTAAATCCAGGAGCAGCATTAGTATTACCATTGTATAAATAAAATTCAGGTGCATTACCTCCTGCTGAACCATGCGAAGCAAATGAAATACCGTTTTGACTTGATCCTCCAGTAAGTAATATTTTAGGGCCATTTGTGTCAGATATTGTAAGTCTTGTACCTGCGGTACTAGTTCCAATACCTACGTTTCCAGCAGAAGTAATCCGCATACGTTCGGTATCATTAGTACCAAAAAGCACTGGATGGTTAGTAGTTGTACCTATAAAAAGCCAATTACTTTGACTATTAGCCGTAAACTCTCCTTTTACAGTACCAGCTCCATTTGCTCTTAAAGTTGCATATTGACTAGCATAAATTTCTGTAACTAATTGTCCAGTGGCTGAACTAACAGTACTCGTTCCAATACCTACGTTGCCTGCGGAAGTTATGCGGAGGCGTTCTGTTACAGATGTACCGCTATTACTACCATTAGTTGATAATGTTAAATGAGAACCATTTAATCCGTCTATTGATGCTCTTCTAATAGTAGCATTACCAAAGTTTATACCTGAACCACTTGTCGAATCTGATATTACCTGAATCAATGAAAATCCTCCTGAACCTGATTGCAATGTTAAATACTTTCCAGACGAACCAAAGCTGTAAATATCAGGACTGATAGTACCGATTCCGATATTTCCATTATCAAAAATGCTACTATTCCCAATTGCGCTAGAAGAAGTCCATTTAGTTACATAGTTAGTAGTACCAGTTCCAGTAACTGGATTAGTTAATACCGCCTGATACTGAGGAATATTTAAGGTGTTGCTAGTAAATGTCGCAGCTCCAGAAGTTCCAGTAGTAGTAAGCGTAATAGCGTTCTGCTTATTGTTAAATGTATTCCAATCCGTAGTACTTAAAAATCCATTTGTAGTAGAACCAGCTTGAACTACTTGAATACTTAAATTTCCAATCGTCTTACCATTTTGGCCATCTGGAAACATTAATACATTACTTACGGATTCCGTTACATTTCCAAGCGTTAAAGCGTTTTGCTTTGAATTAAAAGTAGTCCAATCAGTCGAGCTAAGAAATCCGTTTGTAGAACCTGAAGCTTGAGTAATTCCTATCGCACCAGTAGAACTATTATAAGTAATTGGCGCACTTCCGCTTAATGAAGTCAAAGAAATACCGCCTAATCCTGCAAGCGTATAATTTGGAACGTTTAAAACTCCAGTCGTATTGTTATAGCTAGATACTCCGCTATTGCCAGTTGTAGTTAAAGATATTAAAGCTCTTATACTTGCATCTGTGTAGACCGTACCAGAATAGCTAAATACTCCAGTAGAAGAGTTGTAAGAAAGTCCAGCTCCTGCGCTTACCAATGCTCTAATGCTTGCGTCTGTAAAGACCGTTCCCGTGTAAGTAATTACACCCGTAGAATTATTGTAAGCAATACCACTAGCACCCGATAAAAACGTAGCAGTAATACCACCAAGTCCAGCTAACGTATAAGTAGGAACGTTTAAAACTCCCGTAGAAGAGTTGTAAGTACTAGCTCCTGAGTTGCCAGTAACCGTTAAGCTTATTGCGCCTCTAGCTCTAGCATCTGTAAAGTATTTATTAGTCGGAGTTGCAAGCTCTTGAATGTCATCCGTGTCAAGAACTACCGTACCAACTAAGCCGTTTACCGAAATTACCGCGCCACCGATTGCAGCTTGCAATTCAGCAATAGTTTTCTTAAACAATTGTCCAGTCGAAGCATCTCCTAACGGGAATAAATCCGTACTCTGAATCGTAGTCTTAGCTACTAATTGGTTTATTTTCTTATTTGCCATTAACTTGGATAATTAAAATCAGTAGGGATTTGACATCTATTTGATAGCATAGGAAAGCTGATTGTTACATCTGCCTTTACTCCTGCTAAATAATCTTTCTCGTTCTCTGTAAAGTATTCTAAAGTAATGTTATCGCCAATCTCCCAATCAAATCGAGGGAAGCGTAGCATCGAAACAATATCCTGCGCAATAAGTAACTGATCGGATAATACTTCGGTTTCATTGCTTTCGTCTTGAAGTTGCCTATCTAGGAAAAACAAGCTGAAGCTCATGTCCAAAGATTTAAGGTTTATGGCGCTACCAGTAAGCGAAAAGAACATTGCAGGGTAAACATTATCAGCTTGCGCTAAGAACTCCCATACATCGCCAAAGTAGACCGTGTTAATTTGGTCGTGGCTTTGCGCTATGTCCTTGAGTAGCTTGACCGTCTGGTTTAATGTTAGTGATTTTGGCGCCATTTTGCGATAAATAAATCTTTAGTTTTTCAATGTTCTTTCTACTATAATCTTTCGGCATATTAGCAACAGAAACCAGTTTGTCCTTGATATTTTTCCTCGAAACTTAAACCACTTCCGCATCCTTCACAATCGCCTAAATAAATAGTCGTAGAATAAGCAGAATTATCTGGATGAATTGCATCTAATCCAGAACCCGGATTCAAATATAAATTGTACTTTCCTTGCGCTGCGTTTTGCTTTAAAAACTTAACCGTTCTCTCTGCGTAGAACTCAGCTCTCTTGCGATACCTTGCAGATATGTCTAGCAAGTCTTGCATCTGTGGTTGATCTGTATTATCCGAAGTCTTACGAACCAAGCCTTTATTATAGAACTGATAGCTTAGTCCAGTAGGAAGCTCCGATAGAACGTAGTAAACTAGCGTATCTGTGATATAGTTGTCCAATAGTGCAACTTCGTCAGCCGTTAGATTATTAGCTACAATTCCGTCTTGCAATCTTTCGTAAAGCGCAGTTCCTAGTAAAGGATGCACATACATATCCATCGCCGTTTTGATTTCTGGCAATATCAATTTGTCATCTACATTCGCATGCAAACCAGTACGCTCCTTAATTGTACTAACGGAAATAAATAATGTATTCTTCATCTTATCCTTTTTTAATAACCGTTTCAGTCATCCAGCGATGGCGGCATGATGGCGAAGCCTCGCCATTTGGCATCGTCCACCAGCCACCTCTTCTGTCAAAAACTGAATAACCAAGTCTTGCGCTTAACGCTTCTATTTCAGCTCTAGTATAAAGTCTATCTAACTGCATCAATCGTGCGCAGAAAGGTCTGCTAGGATGGTCTAAGCTATTGCGTTCGTTTATAGGGATAATCGTTTTAAACTGGTAGCTATAACGCAACTGAAATGTCGTAGTCTGTGGCTTTGGAGCGTTAAGTTTACTCAAAGGATTTACCAATACGTTTACCGCAGTTCCATTCTCGTTTGTAGACTTAATAATCTTTCTGTCTTTTAATCCTTCAAGCACTCGCTTAACAATATTTACATCCGTTTTAATTGTGCCTGCAATAATCTCTGGACTAATGCGCTTATCCTTTTGAATTAAGTCTAAGATATTAGCTTCTAAAACCGTTAGCGCTTGCTCTGCAAACTCCATATTCATCTCCTCTTCCATGTCATTTACTGACGATGAAAATACTTCTCTAGTTTTAAAGATTGCATAATCACTTCTGCTCTCTCCATACTCGGCAAACATAGCAATAATATCGTCTTCGCTAAACTTAGTTTTTGAAAACTCTGCAAATGTAGCGCCATCTGGTACTACTTGCTCGCCAGATTCTGTTGGTATTAATCCGACAATTGCACGAATTTCGTTTGCAGTCATTGAGTTTAATACCTTTGTAGCTACCAATGGAGATAAGCTATTAATCGCATCAACCGTGTCTTGAATAGTTGAAGTAGTCTTAGCTTCTAATGCTGGCATTCCTAGCTTCTCACGAATCTCGTCTTTAGTTAAGTTTGCAGCAATAATAGTATTATCAAATTCAATCGCAATCGGTTCTACCGGAACGATTTGTAGTTCGCTTGTAGCACCATGTAATTTGGCAAGTAAACTGAATACTTGTTCAAGATATATTTGCTTATCATTAACGTATGTATTTTTGAATATCTCGTATGAATCACGCATCTGCTGACGAGAACCAAGTTGTCCCGGAGTAGAAATACCAAACAAGTCTGGAGCAGTAATCTGATGGCCAGCGTATAAATTCTGCTGGATTAATTTATCTACGTTTTGGAAGTCTTCCTTTGTAATATCCGAAGCTCCTAAGTCATCTACAATTGGCTTTCGTGAAGCATCGTTTGTAAATGAAAGGATAAACTTTTTACCATCTGATCCGGTAAAACGATCCGTAAACTTGCGCTCTATTGTGCGCTTCTCGTCATCTGTTGGCTCGCCATTTGGTAAAGTTATTAACTTGCTTGCGCTGAATCCAGTCTGTGCATTTCCTAAAACGTGCTTAGATATTTCAATGTCTGACTCAATGTAGTTTAACGCACCGAAATAACCCGGCAAAGCGTAAGCATTAAGATTAGGACGATACTCCTTTAGATAAAGAATCTGAGTACCAGTACGAAGCTGAGAATTGAAAGCGTTGTAAACCTCTCTTTTATACTTTGACTCTTTCCAATTGTCTGAATACCAGTACTGAGTATTGTCTTCGTTGGCTCTTACTTTAGTATAATCGATATGGTAAATTTGGTTAAGATTTTCGCCTACCTGAGACCAAATGATTTGTAAGTATGCACCCCCAAAGATTTCAATGTCGGTAGATACCTTACGCAATACTTCGGTTAACGACTCTGATTGGTTTGCGCTTGCTATGAATTGTTCACCAATGGGATCTGCGTCCCCTACTATTTTGAAACCGTTACCAGTAATGTAGTTAACCTTGCCTTTGATAATCGCATTATGCTTCGCGGACTTGTTAAACAAGTCAACTAGATAATTGGGATATTCGTTTTTATGTCCAAACTCAATATAGCCTCCGCCTTCGCCTTTCTTCTCCTTGTATTCTGGTTGCTTGGCTTCCGCGAATGAAAGCACTAATAATTCATTGCTCATATATCTCTTACTTTGTAAGTATTCGGTGTATTATTGTAGCTTGTAAAGCTGAAATCTGTCGCATCTTTTAGGTTCATCTGACCTACTTCTACGATGCCAGTAGCATTCGCAGGGTTTAAATTGCTTGTGCTTGTCTGCTCGTAAATAACATAGCTATATTCTCCGCTAGTCTTGTCTGTAAAGTAGGTATTTATGACAATATTAAAGCTATTAAACCTTTCTTTATACGCAGATAAATCAGCGCTTCCAAGAATTACAAAGCTTACCGTTGTGTTGTCAGTTCTTGACTTGAAAATAAATAGCCAATTTGGCGAAGTCAAAGTAGCCTTCTCCGTTAGCGTTAAAACAATATTCTCAGTCTGCCCTTTAGTAAAGTGAATCATCTCTAATAAATAGCAATACTTTTATTTTTATCCTTAAACGAAAAAAGGGTAGGACTTCTGCCTACCCAATTCTCTCGCCAACCAAACGAACTATCTTACGAAGCTACCGTTAAACCTGCGATAATACCAGCTGAAACCTCTGGAGATAACTCGCCTTCAGAACCGCTGAAAGTTAAAGTGTAACCAGAACGATCTCCCTGAGCAGTACCAGTTGCGCCGTTTCCGCCAGTCAAATTGATACCATGAACTTTACCAAGTAGCCAATACTTGCCGTTATTATCTCCTACTACCGCTACCAAAGTATTTTGAGCTAGTAATAGAATCTCGTTACGAGTATTTGCTTGTAATTTGTTTAATATAATGGATAATTCTTGAGCGTAGAATACCGTACCATTTTGAACTGAAGCCGTAATGTTTTCTGTAAGTGAAGAAGTACCCGGTACCAATTCATACTTACGAAACACCTTAGACGCTTGCTTAACTACTGCCGTAATAACGCCAGAAGCTTGAGTAACGCTAGTTACGTTTTTCGATTCAATAAAATAAACTTCGGTAATTCCACCTAAAGAGTCTCTACAATCTAATGTATATCCTTGAGTCAATGCACAAGCCATATTATTTTTCTTTAAAGTGTTAAAATTAGGGGAGTCCAATCCAATGGAATCTCCCCGAAGCTATTTAAGCTAAGATAAAATCTACTACTTCAGCAGGGAATGCAAAGTTTACACCCATTTTGAACTCAGATACAAAACGAACTTGATCTGCTTCTTTAGCGTAGAACAATTCGAAACGCTCTTCTTCGTTCAATAAATCAGTACCTAAGAACAAGTTAGACAAACGAGTTGCGTAAATCTTAGAAGTTCCGTTCAATCCCGGAGTTGCTACTACCTTGATTTGAGTACCCGGTAAAACAAACTCAGAATCAGCTGCACCGTCAAAAGTATAAGCGAACAAGTTAGCGTTCTTTAATGCGATAGTGTAAGTACGGAATACGTCTTGACCTACCATGATAGCTACATCGTCTTTTCCTACAATCTCAGCAGGGATAGCTTTGTAAACTGCATCTAGAACTGCAATTACTACACCAGCAGTAATACCAGCAGAAGCTGCCAAAGGAGTTCCGTAGAATCCAGAAGTATTAGCGTGAATTACTGAAGCAGAAGCAGCAGCTACTAACTTAGCTAAACCGTCAAACTTGTTCAAGTTTACGTTAACTGAAGTAGTGTCTCCTTGCCAGATAGCAGTCTCTAATTGAGCAGCAATCTTATCAGCTTTACGTTGTGAGTACTCAGCAGCGTAAGCAGTAGAATCGTAAGTAGAACCAGCAGTTAATGCTTTTTGCAAGTACTTAGACTCTAAATCCTTAGGGCAAAGTGCCTCGTTAACTTTAATCTTACCAATCGTAACCGTACGTTGTGTGAAAGAAGTTGAACCAGAAGCAGTAAATCCACATGAACCACCGTCTTGGAAGATAGCGTCTGTGTCCATGATATTAATCGTCTCTGCTGATTTTACTCCTAACATTACGTTTCCTTGAGCCTTAATCAAAGAAGCCGTTTTTGCGCCTAATACAGAAGAAGCTACCAATTGAGCTACGTTTTCTTCCGTGTAATTTGCTAGTGTGCTTACTACAAATGCCATTTTTTTTTAATTTAAATTGTGATTTTTTATTTTACAAATTTAGCCATGAAGCGATCAACCTTGTCCGCCTTTGACTCTGTTACTTTAAACGATTGCTTAGGAGCTTGAATAGCATCTGCGCTAGGCATCTTAGCTAACTCTTCTACTAAAACAAATACTTTTTCAAATGCTTGATTAAACTTACCATCCATCTCATCCAACTTTGCTTTTAACGCATCGTTCTCTGCTTTCAAGTAATTAATTGTAGCATCCATTTCATCGAATTGATTTGACATTTCCATTTCTTTTTCTTTTGTCATTTCATCTTCTACCTCTGGCATTTCAGCTATTGGAGATTCGATCCCTTCGACCTTACCTTCAACTACTGAGACCATAGTACCATCTGCCAATTCGTACTCGCCATTAGGCGCAGCAACTGCATTACCAGACTCGTCTACTAGCATCGCATCTGCTCCAATTTCTAAAGATGACAAATCGATTTTGCTACCATCCATAAGATCGTAGGTTTCGAATGTCAACTCAGTCGCTGGCTCTTGCGCTACCTCTTCAGTTTGCAATTCTGTTTGACCAGAAAGCAATACTTTGATTTGCTCAATTCCTTCTTTTACCGTCATTGTGTTTTACTTTGTGTTTATAAATAAATTAATCTGAATACTTTATCGTTTAACCTGCTCAAGAATATCTACAATCTTAGACCACATTGCCTCTTCTACGCTTATAGATTGCTTCTCTTTTTTGTAGTTAAATATGCCTTCAACTGAGAATCCCTTAAACTCTCCAGTCTTAATCTTTTGCCAAACATCCTCGTTCTCTACCTTAAAACTTCCAAACCAAGAACCTTCTGGCGCATCCTCAAATCCTTTCATCGGAGAAATGCCTCTTGCGGAATCTACAATAAATGACTCATATAAAGTAATGCCATCAACTGCCTGAGCCTCGTCATGCATTAAGTTTACATTTGATTGGTAGCCTTTTTTGAAAAACTTTTGAGCTATCTTTTCAATCGTTTCTTTTGTAAACGTTACATAGTATTCGCCATGCTGATCGTTCCGGTAGATAGGAGTATCCGCAAGCATTAAAGCGCCAGATACTATGCGTCTGTCTTCGGATTGGATAGCAAAGTTATTGCGTGCTTCTTTAAACTTTAAGAAGTTGCGCTCTATTGCTGGTCTGTCAACTAAGGCCACAAAGTCTACCTCTGCTCCATCGTTTAAATCGTCGCTAATCTCTAGCTGATAAATTGGTAAATCCATAATTATATTCTTGCTGCGTTTTCTATTCTTCTAATTCTTTTTTGGCTTCCAGTAATATCCGACTCCACTACATAAGCTCTAGCTACTACGTTGCTAATTGTGTTTAAACTTGTAGCATCTAAAGCCGTTGGCGCTACCGGTTGAAATTGTGGAACAATAGGAGCAATAGTATTTGAAACTGGAACGTTAGGAGTTGAAGAACCACCGGAACTAGCTGATTGTATAATATTTTTAGCTTGTGCAATATTTGCTAAAATCTTTATTATACCAGCAGCATATTTTGCGAATCCACTAATACCACCAGTTGCTAAGTTGTCAGGACTAGGAGCAGAAGTAGAAGCAGTTAAACCAGAAATTGCTACACCAGTATCAATTGCAATTTGAGTTAACGCTAATCCCTTTTGTAATCCAGAACCTTGTTCTGCAAAACCAGATAAAATTCCTAGAGTATCTGCTGCAATATTTAACTTAGCAATCTTTAGTGCATTTGCGGTTCTAATTTCAGAATCTGCGCTTTTTTTAAGCGACTTATCCATTGCACTTGTAATAATTGAAGCAGTTTTATTTCTCTCTTTAATCTCTTTAGCTCCTTGAATTTCTAACTTTTCAAGTTTTAAATCAATTTCTTTTTCTTCGTCCTCAGTTAACTTCCTGCGATTATCTTTAAACAATTGGAATTTCTCTTCCTCAAATTTCTTAGTTATAAAGTATTTTGTCTTTTCATTGTTACTGAAAAGCTCAATGTCGCTTTGATATTGTAAATTTAACTCAGCTAATTTTGCTTCATATTCTGGGGTTCCCTTTTTGCCTATCTCTAGTAAACGTTCAAATCTTTTTTGCTCAATTGCTATTTCCTTATCTGCTCTTTCTTCAGCAATTTGTAATTCTCTTTGTTGAGATTTTAATTTATTAGCAACTTGTATTTCATTATAGTTTTCTTTTGCCTGAGTTAATTCTTTTTCGGCTTCTTTTTGAACATCTGTATTTCCTTGAACTTCTTCGCCATACCTTGCTAATGTTTTTATTCTTAAACGCGCAAATTTTTCTTCTATTGCAGAAATTTCTTCCTCTTTTGCTTTGCTTATTTTAGCTTCATTAATTGCATTTTTACGCTGTCTTTCTAACGACTCAAGCTCTCCTTCTTTTTGCGCTTTTGCTCCCCTAGCAGAATCGTCTTGAAATTGCTTTAACTTCTTTCTTACATCCTCAATTCCATCCTTATATTGTTGCCAAAGTAAATAACCAGATGCTAATGTTACCGCTAATGCGCCTAGTCCACTTGCAATAATAGCACCTCGAAGCGTAGCAAAAGCTTCTACTACTTGAGTTTTAATTACTAATGCTAAGTTCTTAAATCCATCAATAGAACCTAAGATAGTATTAAGTCCTTCAGATAAAGCTAATGCGCCTTGTACTTTTAATAATTGCTTTTGTACATTCTCTGATTCTACACCAAATAAAGCTAATGCTCCTTGAGCAGCTGCAAATGCTCCAGTAACTCCAGCGATAGATTGACCAAAAGCTCTAAACTTGGCATCCGGATTGAATGCGTCAATAGTATCTTTTGCATCGCCAATACGATCCTTTAACTCTGCTGCTCTTCGTGCTGCATTTGCAATTGCTTGTGCTGAAGCTCCAGCCGTATCTTGTAACCTTGCTAACTCTTGCGTTGCCTCTCTTAATTGACTACGCAGACTTTTAGTGTCCGCTACTAGATTTATACCTACCGTTTCATTTACTGCCATTAGTTTGCGTATGTTAATTCAAGCACTCTCAATAATTCTACTTTGGTCGTTTTTGGTATGGTTGGATTAAAGTCAATAATTTTATTTAGTCTAAATAAAGCGCCATCTATATAAATCAAACGTGCAAAATTTAGGGAAAATATATCTTCGACCGTCAAATATAAATAGCAAGTAAGAAGCTTACTATCCTTACTTGTTATCTCGGCTATGTAGTCTCCCCAGAATGCAGTAAATAAATTAGTACTTGGATAGGGAGTAGTTAAAGTAAAATATACTTGATTAGGTATTGCGAAATTTATGTCATTAGTAGGCTCGGTAGGATTATCCAAGTGTCCAGCATATCCGTAGTAAGAAATTGAACCGCCTGCTAAATTGCCATTACCTTCTGCTGCCACCTGCTTTATATGATAAGCCGTGACACCGCTAACGTAGGCGAACTGCATAATTCTTATATTGTGGTCTTTAGAAACTTCTTTATTAGTGCCATCTCCTTTTTCTATGCTAAATATAGATGCGCATAGTTTTGCGTCTCCAGTTCTTTTAACTAAAACTGAAGGCGAAAATATTACTTCTACATTTTGACTATCCTCTGCAAATTGGTATTTACTATCTTCTCTTCTGTCTGCATACGTTTGGTTATATCTGCTTTGGTATTCGTCATTATAGTAATCGTCATCCTCTTTGTACTTAAACTCAAAATATCTAGCATTTAATTCGCTCATAGGTTTTAATGATACTTCCTTGCTATGGTCTACCTTGTTTGACCAGTCTACGGAATCTGCGGAAGGATCGGAAAGCAAAAGTAAACCAGTAGGATCGCCCGGTTCTCCATGAAGTAGAAGCTCGCCTAAATCATTAATCTTTAAAAATCCAGCACCTTTTAAATAAAAGTCAATATATGGCTCAATAAGTAAATGATTGCTAAGTTCAGCATCCTCAAAAACATAAAGATTGAATAGCCTACAAACCGAAGCAAAGAAATCCTTTTGCTGGATTCCTCTTGGTAGCAAGTCCTTCATGTTAAGTAAATCTCCTTCTTGCGCTGGAGTTACTTGCGGATAATCGGAAATAAATTTTAAACTAAGCTCTGGATATATAATGCAATCAAAGCTTACAGAACCAAAACTATATTCAATTTTAATATTATCGTTTTCGTCTAAAGTAGTTTCGATTGTTAAATCAACTGGAAATATTTGAAAGTCTACGGTTGAAGTAAATGTTTCTGTATATAAAGTATCTGTATTTTGTTTAACCGTTAAAGTAAAATAACCTACTCTATTTAAATAAGGAAATCCAACAATACTAATTTTTCCTAACGTTCCATTTTGACCTATAAATTTAAAGTCTTGGTCGTTAATAGTTTCAAATAATGATAAATTATTAACAATTGCAAAATCAATTTTCCCTTCAGTCGGTAGTAAGCTATCGAATGTTTTAACATCTAAAAGGTCTTGTCTTAATTGCTCAAGAAATGCTTTGTTGTTAGGTATAAGTAAACTTTTGAAATATGGAGTTTCAAAGAATGCAGACTCGTAAGTATAGTTTGCATTCTTGATAATTGAATCCATAAATTCGTAAACATGAAACGCTGGTCTAAATGCGTCTAGATGATAATCTATTGAACCATGCTTACAATTTCCGTAATCAATTAAAGGATAAACTACACCAATGCCAGAAGCTACTGCACCAGACGGATCCCAAGAAGCTAAAACATTTGCCTTTGTCCATTCCTCATTGTATGTATTAAAGTTATTCATCTCTTCAATTAGGCTATTGCCAATTGCAGCAGAAAAACCTCCAAGCTCGCCAAATACTACGCACTCATATTCAATCGCCCCATCATTGATTCTGACCTCTAGTAAGCGTAATACACCTTTAAAAACTTGTATTTTATTTACAAAGATTTTTGCTTCCGCTTGCTTAGTCGGATCAAAATTATACCCAACATTTGGAAGCTCAGGATTACTAACGAAATAATTGTTAGCACTAGCAAAATTATATATGTGGCCAAAGACCTTATTGTTGTTAGCATTGCCCGGAAGTGTGATAGTCTTTGAATAGTTTGTATTTCTAGACGCGAAGTCCTTAATGTCATCTATTGCATAGTTTAGTTCTGCGCCTATATCATCAAATAAATCTAATCTACTACCTTCAATTAATATTTCACTTATCATCTGTATTGAGTTTGTTGTTTGACTCCTAAATCAAAGTTTAATTCGTAGTTAAACATCTTATCTGCCGTGTCGTTCTTTTCTTCCCAGCTTGTTTCACGCATAATAATAGGATAGTAGTCATCGCCACGATATAAGTATGCTTCATTACTTGCTATTAACTGAGCGCCTAGCTCGTAATCTAATGCGCTTATGTAATCCGATACTACCTTATAACCGTATTGTACATTACCAGCAAAAGCTTGCGTACCTCCAAAGTGAACACCAGAACTAGCTTTGTGAGCCATCGCTGCGCCTACTCTGCGATACTCGTTAGTCTTGTAGGTAGATCGTGAAACTTTTTGGCTTTCTCTAGATAGTAATCTAAATACAAACGAATCATAACCACCAAATTTATTTTGGAATACCAATTGAACTGGAGTAAATCGTGGAGCGCAAGCATGCTTAACTACGATGGAGTCTGATCCGATGGTAACTCGCCAAGCATAAGTAGAAGTAGTAATAAAAGTGCTACCCAAGTATTGATTGATTGCATAAAATGATAAATCTAAAAGTAAGCCGTGTTGAGTTCCAAGTCCTCCGCCAGTAGCAGAACTCCCATCGTTACTACCGTCTTCGTTTAGCTTTTGAATTGTAGCCGTAACGTTTGCGGAATTAGCGTTGAAGAATGTAATGTAAAACTTCTCTCCCGGCATAACTTGGCCAGTCGTTCTATCTCTAGAAGTTAAGAATTTATTTTCGTAAGTGCTTATTGATTCTCTAAAAGGGTCAAGTGCATAGTTCCAACCTTTGGAATTAGAAGAACTTAAATTTGTTGTTAAAGAACCACCAACTTGCTCGCCATAAATTACCGTAAAGTCGACGTGTAAGAAACCATCTGCGTATTGGAGTAAGCTACTACCGCTTGTGCTAAACCCACTTGCAAAATAGTTTCTGATAATTGGAGCTGCATCAAATACACCATATCCGCCTTCGTCTGGATAATTTTTAACGGTTGCGACGGTAACGCCACCAACTTGTACATCAAATACATATTTAAAATTGTTTTGCGTTGAATTGTTTGAGCTTACAACAAACCAAAGCGCATCGTGCGCAGAAGTATAAGAAGCTGGAACGCTTTGAACCGTTATTGCCATTATTTAAAATTTTGTCTAATATTTAATATTATGTCTTGACCTAATGCTTTGGCTAGTTTAACTTGAAATTCTTTGCCAAATGCTTTATCTAAATTATCCTCAAAAAATCCTACTCTTGGCATTCCTCTTTTCTTTATTGCCTTAGCCGTATTTGTTGCAATCTGTTTTAACTTAGCTTGCTGATTAGTAATATTACCAAGCGTTTTACGTTTACGTTGTAATGGACTTAAATTCTTTCTTTGGTCATCGTTCCTAATATAGTTTCTATGCCTCATGTACCATTGCATCAAAGCATTAACCATACTAGCGGATACGCTTAATGTCCGATATGAGTATGGACTAGAATTAGGTTGTTTGCTTTTAATTCCCTTAACTCCTTTATTTTGAAAGTCGTAGTATTTGGAAGCAGGATTATTTTTACTATAACCAATTGTTAAACTATACTTATTGCCTTCTTGCTTTATGGAACTTACTTCCATGTCTGACAAATTACCTCTATCTACTTTTTTCTTTTGATTTATTCTAGCAATTGCAAGCTTCATAAATTGATTTGCTCCTTCAAGCATTACCGCTTGAACTCCGTCTAGTTCTACTTCAGCTTGCCTAGTTATTCCACCAGCAGTAAAGTTACTCCCTAAAGAAGCTTGCGCTTGACTAATGCTTTGCATATGCTTTTTTCATTTGATCGGAATCGAAAGCATTTTTAGCTTTCAAATAACTTAAATCATTTAGTGCTTGAATGGTTGGTAGTTCATATACATCTGCAAGCTTTATCTTTTCGTGTTCGGAAATTATTGAAGCCTGATAAATCCACCCATATTGTCGCATAAATCCTGCACCGTTTTCTCTGCCTGATCCTCCGGCATTCCCGTCTTGATCATCTCCTCCTTGAAATAATCCTTTAAATTCATTATCGAGTCGGCGAATACTTGACAAAAAAAAACCACGCTTCCGTAAACCGATTCGAATGGCGCACCTAGTAAATCTTGCGCATATTCATCGTGCTTACTTGCATCGTACTTTGCTAACTTCCATCCTCGCCAAGTCTTCTTCATAGGCATAATCATTGAAGCTGCAATCTTATGCAAGTTGTTTGTTATATCTGAACCAAAGTACTTCGTTTCAATGTAGCGCGCGTATGGAATATTTCTAATGTCGTAAATGCACCTATATTTCCTTCCGTTAATCTTTATAAAATCTTTTGGCTTTGGCTCTGGTTTTGTCTTGGTAATAAAATCAATCTCTTTCAACTGCTCTTTTAAATCAGCAATTGACAAAGAATCAATTTGCGCTTCTGTTCGGTTAGTTAGAATCGCCAAAGTTTTTACCGCCAAATCTAGTTCTGTATCTCCGTCTTTTTTAGACATAAGATTCTCAATTTGTTGGTATTGCCAAAGTGTTACATTACTCCAGTTCATATCTTTAATAAATAGCATTATGAAAAATTATACCTTCCGCTTCCAGACTTGAAGTCAAACTTGCGCCAAGCTAAGGCCAAAGCGCAGACCGTGTCATCGTGAAAGCCCGAAGGAGCGGAGTACTTTACTCCGTGAGAACTATACTGATATTCAAAAATCTCAAGCTCTTGCCGTATCATTCCATCTGGATAGTGAATCCGTTCTTGATGGATAGCTACTTGCAAACCTAGCATTATTTCTTGCTTGCTTTGGCTAGTAAATTTAAAGCCTTCTACATCTAAGCCATCTCTTTGCAATTGCTCTACAATCGGATCGCCTACACCAGTCGCGTCTATAATCATTGGCGCTTTAGGCAAGTTGCGAATCTTATTCTGTGTGCTTGCCCAGTCAGATTGAAAGCGTTCAAAATAAGCCACATTCCCTGCGTTGTCTATTCCGATTATTACCGTCCAGTCATTATACTTGGCTAGGTCAATTCCGTAGCATTTAACCGCGTTATTCGAAATATTCGAAACGCATTTTAAGATTGCTTGGCTACCAAATGGATTTGCTGCGTTCTCTGCCGGGTTCGCCATGTACTCTTGTTCGAATACTACCGTTGGGAGTTCTGCTCTTGCTGCGTCAATCTCAGCATCTAAAATAAACGGATTATCGTAGCTTGTATATTTAAAGCTTTCCCATTCTTCGTTAGGCTCTAGACCTTTAAGGTAAAGCGAATAAAAGAAGTTCTTGCCTTTAGGAGTTGATAAGAATATCGCCTTGCCTTGATAATCTGTAAGCGTTGGTCGAATAGAGTTCTGCCAGCCATCCTCTAGATTAGGAATGAATGATGCCTCGTCAATAATTGCATAGTGAAATTTAAGACCGCGCAAGTTGTCTAGTCTTTCTCCAGTAAAGAACCTAATTGTGCCTCCGCTAATTAGCTTAAAAGTTAAGTCCGATCTGTTGGCAGTTGCTACATTGCTAGGAAGTAGTCTGGCTAACTCGTCAAAGAATACCTTTGCAAGCTGGTAAGTAGGAGTAATGTACGCTACTCGTCCTCCTTTCATCGCTTCGATGCAAGTAATGACTTGGCAGATTAGAGACTTTCCCCATCGTCTACCAGACATAAGTACCTTAAACCTAGCCTTTGAGTTTAATACTTTGGCTTGGTTATTGTGCGGTTTTGGAAGTGTTATTTTCGTCTGCAAAGCTTATGATTACTTCTTGTTTCTCTTCGTTCTTTGCTCTGTCTGTCCATCCTAAAAGGTTCTTGGCATAGAATATTCCTTTGCCTTCGTTTGCCACCACATCAGCCGCTAATGCTCTGAACATTTCATCGATATGCTTTACTGCTTTGTGCATAGGATGGTTGCTATCGTTTAATATATTGTAATAGCTTGCGCGTTTGTAAAACTCAAAGTTCTGACGCGGAAGCCAAATTAAAAGAAAGTAGTTAATCGTTGGCAAGTGTCTTTCCTTAATCAGCTTAACTCCAGAAGCAGTAGCTACCTCCTTAGAATGATTCAAGCAGAAATCTATATAAATATCTGCCCACTCTAAAAGTTTCTCCTCGTCTATGTCTTTTGGTGTTCTTGCCATTATTTTTTAAATAGTATTGTCCAATCTGTTGGGATTGTTAAACGCTTATGAACTGAGTATCCGTATTCTGCAAAGAACTCTATCCATTCGTCTACTTGCTTTATATTTATATGTCCCCACCAAGAATCGAACTCTGGAGTCGTAGTGTAAGGAGTTGAGGATAGTAGAAAGTAGTCAGCCGTAATAGTTTCTAAGTATTCATTTATCTGCTCGTCTGTGCAATGCTCCAAAACTTCTATGCTTACTATCATTTGCGTATGCGTAGGATAGTTTCCTAGATCGTGCAGCTCAACTCCTCTAGTCTTTGCAAAGTCCCTATGATATTTGTTCGGTTCGATTCCGTAGTAGTCGCATCCTTTGTGGATTAGGCATTCGCCTAGCGTTCCAAGTCCGGCACCAATCTCAATAAAATTACGCGCGTAGTTTTTAATAATGTTTGCCGTCCCATCCATTAGCATAAAATACTCTGGATTCTCTGGAGTAATTCCGTTATGAATCTCATGCTCGAAAAACTCTTTGTCAGTTGCTTGCATTATCAATTTGCTCTATTTTTCTTATTGCCCACTCTATTCCTTCCGTTCCGCCCCAAGCATCCCACATCAAGCCTCCGCATCCTTCATCGTAAGGAACATCTTTATACTGCTGATGCCTTTTAAATGAAGCCATTCTAGCAATCGTATCTCTTGTAATATTTTCGCGCTTTGCTAATTGGTTTGCTCTTGCTTTTCCAACTGGTGTGCCACAATCTCCCCATCCGTTCTTACTAGCATATTCTACCGCTCGCCTTGCGTTGTTTACCGCAGCTTCTGGATAGTCATTATAGGTATCTGCAAATTGGCCACTTGCAAGGATTGCTTGCCAAACTTCCGTAGCTTTTTCTTCTGTGTCATAGACGCAAGCGCCTCCACCGATTCTGTACTTTCCGTTACTGCATTTAATTACTGGCATTACCTTAATAGTTTATTATAAATAGCCGTTCTAGCTATGTTGTGGCGAAATAAATCGTAATGCTTTCTAACATATTCGCCATTACTTAAACCGTAGTCTTCTCGCATATCCTTGCTCTCTGCCATCCGTCTTAAATCTTTCTCCCAATTTGTAACTGGAAATATGGTCGGAATGTCTGCGTAAGGATCGCGGTTCATTGCCATTATCGGAATGTTCTTTGCGCCAGCTTCCAATGCCTTTAGATTTGACTTTAGCTTATTAAATCTATTATCAAGCAAAGGAGTTACAAGTATGTCGGCCTCCGCGTAATGGTTCATATAAAGGTCTACCGGTAAGCTCTCAAGTATTTTATATTCTAGCTTTTCGTTGGCCGTGTAGATATTTGCCATCTCGTCCCAATGCCATTTGTTAAATTCATTCCATCCGCAAAGTAGCATCCTCGTATTTGCCGCAAATCGCTTATCTTTTGACAAAGCATAAATCGGTGCTTTAAGTTGCTTAATGTCTGGATAATGAGTAATGCTTCCAGTATGCGCAATGGTTACCTTGTCATGCGGAATCTTTACAATCGTAAACTGGTCTTTATCAAATGGCAAAGCGTTAGGTATTACTTTGCAGTTTTTGTTAATCTTAATTATCTCTGCCCATAGCCTCGAATG